ATCAAAAAGAATAACACCACTTGCATGAGAAGAACGTTTATTTATCAGACCTTCAATACCTTTTATAATATCTAAAAGTCCAGGAAACTTCTCAACTTCCTTAATAAATAAATCTACCGGCTTTCTACCTTTTTCTGGATTACCATTTATAACTTCGTCAATACTCCATAAAAAACCACGTTCACTAGGAACCATACTTGCAATATACTGAGCTTCATCATTATCAATACCTTCAGGATATTCCATATGACGATAACCTCTACAGGCTGTAAGTATTGCTGATTTAGTTCCTTCCGTTCCGTATGTAGCTATCAAAGTACATCCGAGATTATCCCGCGAGAGCTGGTCTATTTCTTCCTTGAACCGGCCGCCGCGCTCTTTCTTAATCTCTTTTACTATTGTCCCTTTCTTACTTGGACAAATATCTATATCAATATCACCTAACTCAACTCGTTCGTCGTTCATATATCTGAAGAATGGAAGTTTCCATTCTATTGGGTCAAGCTGAGTTATTCCGAGAAGATAATGATTTAAAGCTGCACAGGACGAACCACGACCTGCGCCTACAAGAGAACCACAATCCCACATCATGTCGATATAATATTTAAGTGTAATTGGATACTTGAACATATTTGTTTCAAGTTTTTCGCCTATAACTCTTTTTACTCTTGCTTCTTCTTCAAGTTCATTAAGATATTCTTCTTTATATAAATTTTTTTCTTGAAGTTTATCAAGACATTCTCTTACCCAATATCTATTATATTCATTTTCTGAATTACACATATTTGATAATTCAGGATATTTAGATTTAAAAGGTTCTTTACATTCTCTTTTTTGATATTCAATAATTGGTACACTTGGAATAGTTTGACTATGAAGTAAATCATAAGTTTCAATTTTATTCATTAATTCAATACTATTCTCAAAACATTTATCTACATCAATTTCAGATGGTTCGAGATTCTTTCTTACATCATTCTCATCTTGAAGATAAGAATATTCATAAAACAAATCAGTTTCACGTTCTCCACCTTTTGAGTTAAGATACGCTTTATGAATATATCTATCTTCTTTTCTAAGATAATGGCTATCATCGCCAATAACAATAGGAATATGATAAAGGTCAGATAATTTAACAATCATCTTATTTACTGTTATCTGGTCTTTACTCGCGGCGGGCGCTATTTCCAGATAAAAGTCAGTCCCAAACAGGTTTTTATTAAACCTGATAAACTCTACAATTCTTTGATAAGCCGCGGTTTCGGTTTTAACGTCGCCCATTGTTCTTGAAGATACAAGCTCTAAGATTGAACTTCCTAATTCACCACCGATACATGCTGATGTAGCTATAAGATGACCAGGATTCTCTGTAACAATCGCTTGAAGTTCTTCTTTTAACGTTGGGACTCTTTCCATACCTCTATCCCAGTAAGAACAAATCCATGCCCTTGAGGACAGTCGCCGCAACTGTTTATGACCTTCTTTATCTTTTGCAATAAGAAGATAGTGATAATATTTCTGATTCTTATCTCTTGTATCTGTCAGATATATTTCATTACCTATTGCAATTTTAAAATCTGGATTATCTTTTTGAAGTTTACATACACGAATAGACTGGGCTATTGTTTCATGGTCTGTGATTGCCATTCCTGCTAACCCAATCTCTTTTCCGCGTTCTATAAGGTTTGGTAACTTATTAATACAATCGAGAAGTCGGAAGTTTGACATCTCTGTATGGTTGTGCGTACTAAATCTCTGCAATATCGTTACCTCTCTTTTATTAGTATAATAATATTATACCATAAAATTAATTAATTGTCAAGAGTTTCGAGAATTATATACTCGTCTTTCATTTTGTAAAGTTTTTTAAGTTCTGTAATTTTAACAGCTAAATCTAATTTAGAAGGACAATCATATATACTAATATAGAAGACTTTTCTCCAAGTATCTGGGTCATCTGTCATTTCTTCTATTGGTGGTTTATAAAGTAATCTCCATTTATATTTCATATTTACCTCATATTTATTCAATATCACATATATTTCCATAATAATGATGAACATCACTAGTATTTAAAAGTATAGTTGCCCAAATCATTCCATGACGCATTGCCTCTTTACATTCTACAGAATTTTCATCAGATAAATAAGCAAACCTAGTTCCTAAAAAAGCTTTATCAAAATCTTCACTGAACATGTATTTTGATAAATAACTAGTTAACTCTTCTGTTTCTATAAACTGTTTTGGTATAATCATATAATTTACCTGTTTTCATAATATTCTTTTTCATTTTCTGGTGTAAAAAGAAATCTGGTTGTTTCTAAAATTAAATCTTCTAAAGTATATTTTACATTAAATGGAATGCGAATAAGAGGAATATTATTTTTAAAACAATATTCATTTTTCATTAAATCGTGTTTTTTTGTTTTTTCAAAATCAAAATAATGAGTATCTTTAAAATGTTGTTCTCCATCAAACTCTACAATATATTTATTATTTACAAAAAAATCAAAAGGTAAGTATGCTTTATCTAAACAATCTTGAAAAATTTTATCATAAATATATTTTATTTTATTTTTATCAAACATATTGGCAATTTTTTCTTCATTTATTGATTTAAAGTTATTCTTTAAAATAAATTCTTCAAGTGTATAAGGTTCTCTTCCTTTTGTACATCCACATGAAGTTACAGAAGACCTAACTGTTGTTGGAAAAGGTTTTCCACAAATAGGACATTCACATACAACGACAGCACTCCTATTACTGTCAATATAATCTGTTCGATATAATATTTTTAAATTACTATAGGTGGTATCTTGATATTTAGTTTCTATTGTACCTTTTCTATTTGCTGATTTAAAAACTTTTTTTTGTAAACATCCACAACTTCCAACATGATCTTTTACATTACCTATTAACTCATTTTTTAATCTATATGCCCTATTTACTAAAATTGTATTTCCACAATCACATTGACATTCCCAGGAAGAACCTATTTTTTTTATTAAAGTCAATTTATTAATTTTTATACCTGGAGCTAACGTAATTTGTTCTCTAAGTTTTTTTACTTCTGGATCTGAACTTGGTCTTAACATATTTACCTCACAATCACTAATTTATCTACTGCTCTAGTACATGCCGTGTAAAGCCATCTAGCATGTTCATACTCAATGAAAGGAAAGTTTTCCTCTATTACTAATACCTTATTCCACTCAGAACCTTGAGCCTTATGGCACGTTATACAATATCCATAAGTGAAATCCATTGGAACAAGATGTGCATATTTCCTACTTCTCATCAATCGGTAAATAGTCTTATTATCTAACGCCCTTTCACCTGTTAAAATCTCCTGTCTATCCATTTGTAGATTACCATAGCTAGCATCTGCATCTGAAATAAAACTTGAATTAGTTGTATAAACTGTTTTTCCGCCAAAATAATTAGGAAGAACATTAAAACTATTATAAGTATTATTTAAAAAACCAATAGTACCATTAACAAGATAATCACCATTATCTGCCCAATAATCCCAGTAATTTCTTAAACAAATAACCTTATCTCCATCTTCAGGTTCATCTCCACGTTCAAGCAAGTCCCTCATTGTTTTATTCATTTCAGTTCTTGTTTTATTAGTGCCTGAAATAATTTGGTCTGCCCAGAGCATCATACCTGTGTTAAGTTGAGATTGGTTAAAAATTTTTACATCTTCTCCATCAAAGTTATCAAGTTTAACACCTTCTCGTATATCCATAGTAAGTCTAATAATTTCAGACTCTTTAGCTTGACGCATTACTTCATCAAGGAATATATGTGGATTATCAAGAAGATGATTATCTGCATCTTTATCAATAGGTGGTAATTGAAATGGGTCACCAAGACATATAACATGAACAGGATAAGAAAAAAGCTGTTCCATCATATCTTTTGGTGCCATTGATACTTCATCTACAATAACAATAGGATATTCAATTACCGTGCGGCGGCGTCTAATGAAGGTTCCATCTGGTCTTGGAATTGATTCATAGAGTAGTCGATGGAGAGTCATGGCATTAGAATTTCCCTTTGAGATTAGAACCTGAGCAGCTTTACCCGTAAAAGTTGCATATACTACATCTTTATCTGAATCTATTCCAGGTAAGGCTTGAGTAATAAATTTTACAAGTGTACTTTTTCCAGTTCCCGCGTAGCCTGATATTACTGTATACTTTTCTCCATCGAGATAACGTTGAATAGCAATTTTAAGTCCTTCTTCTTGTTTTTTTGTTAATACTATACTCATTATTATTCCCTTTTTTATTTTCTTGTTTATATAATTGTAACATAAAATTTATAGTTTGTCAAGTTTACGCAGGATTTCCTCATTCTGCTACATAATAATATCATTTTCTTTATGAAGCTTAGCTATCTAAGAATTTATATTTTCTATCACGGAATGAATATACTCACTTTGATTCTAATCCCATTCTATATTTTTAAGCTGTATATAAAAAGCTAGTAACTATAAAACATCTAAATTCTGTATATTATTCATCCTTAACTCCAATTTTGATTTAAAAAATACCAAGACCACTTGTGAAATGAAAGCTCGGCCGCCTGCGCGCCGAGCAGTTAAAAGTAGTATTTACTTCCATCAATTACTTCATAATCCTATATAAATATCTGTGGACTTATATAACCATTAAAATCATTTCGATTACATCTACCTACTATATTTACCTAAATATAACCTTGATTATTAGTTTGAAATGTTTCACAATCCTGTTCGGTTGCTCGGAATTTCAAAAGAGAAATTCCAGAAGGAGTGTTTATTTTAATTGTATATCCACGCTTGTCATAAATTGTAACATCCTGCGGTTTTATCTTTAACCCTTTTATTGCTACAAAAGGTTCATCCATATCTTTACCCCAGAGGTCATCAAGGTCTGCAATATCTAAGATATTATTAGGATTAATCTTATCTGGTGTATAGATATAATCAACATAATAAATTGCTTCTCCAGACATATTAGAAAGAATCTAATCTGTTCGAGAAAGAAATGTTTGAATATTCTATTCATTGATAGATAAACCAAAAGCTCCAGGATGTCCCTATGCGTAATTACAAACTCCTGTATCTAAACAAACTTGTTTAAAATCTGTTATACCAGTTTTATCACATCCTCTAGCAGAACCAGCATAAGAAACAACACAAATACTTTCATATTCTTCCCAAGGAACTTCTTTTATTCTCATTCCTTGTATTTTTGTTTCTATTTTGGTAAGAATACATACAGGACGTTGATATTTTGCCATTATTTTGTTTGCTATAAGTCCTGCAATATTTTTATCAACCTCTCCAGAATCTAGGAGGAACAGAAGAACTTTATGTTGAAGTAAATCTTGTTCATATATCATACCCTCTATTTTTTCAAGAAACTCATCTTGTGCCTTTGTTTGACGGTTTTTAACATTTGTGGCAACTCGAATTGCTTGCTAGACTAAGAGTTCTGTATCACCGAGAGAATGTCCTCTTTTTGTTGATGGGAGAACATCAAAAGCACGATACTTGAGCATAGACTAGAAGAGGAGTTGT